GAAAAAGAACGCTGCGTTTGAGTTATTAGGGTCAGGGTTTCCGACGGCATTGAATTCATTATTCCCCTTTACCAGCCTTCCCTCGTCGGTCCATGCCCATGAGCCCCCGCTATATGCTCCTGAATAATAGTTGGAGGATTTAAGGCTCCCCACCCCTGGAAACATCTTTACCTCTTCAAGAGCACTGGATAATGTCCTAACCAGCGTAACAAAAATGTAATCATTGACCGGATCATAGGCCAACAACTGGAAAAAGGTGTAGTCATTGACTACCAGGCCGGCAACGTTGGATGAGTCATAATGAACCCATGAATCATCCGTGGTATTAAAAACAGCAACACCACCGTTTACTCCAGAGATTGCCCCTGTTGTAACAAGTATTTTTCCCGTAGTCCCAGCAGGCAATAACCGTTTAAATTCATACTCATTGACCGAAGCATAGGACGGGCGATGGTAAGTAATTGAGTTAAGGGCCAAGTCAAGTTCTAATAGTCCACGGTTGTTTGGTTGTCCACTGTCATACGCAAAAGTTGCATATACCTTTTCATTATAAAAACAAGCAGCCTTGATACCCAGCCACGGGAATGTGGAGTGGGTGCTAGGTTTAAAACTTCTGTATAGTGCGCCTGAGGATATGGTATATACCTTTAGTTGGGCGGCATTTCCATCAGATGAACCACCCTGGCTTCCAAGTATAATATAGTCGTTTTCGGGTACTACAACCATTCTGACATCGGAGTACTGCCAACTAAACACATTGTTCAAATAGAGCACCATGTGAAACGTATAGGTGGTCCCGGTTTCAGTAAGATCAATCCAACCAACTTGTAAGTAGTTGGGGGAGTAGCCCGGTTTTGAAAGTAGCCATAACTTTTTATTCAATTCGTCCACATAAAAATCCCCGCCACTCCACAATCCTATATTGCCACCACTGAACGTCATATTTATAGTTCGCCCGCTGGCATTTGCAAAATTGTAACGGGTGATGGTGTCATCCTCGATGTTCAGCACATCATAGAAAGTTGAGTTTTCATACGTACCCATGACAATGAAATTTGTACCATTCGCCACATGATAAAACTCGCTGGTGTAGCTAGGATTTAAAACCATGCTTCCCGACAACGCCGGAACGGTCCCGGTATCCCAATACTTAACCACCGCCCAGGTTGCCACGTCCAATATGGTTATCTTCGGCTGTCCAGAAACTACAATGAGGGTATTGTTAACCGCGTTATAACTGATTGAGATCGGGAAGCCGCCCGTGGTGTATTTCAGCAATGACTGAATTTTGTTATAGGTCAGATATGCAGTATCCCCGCTTTTCTGCACCAGCGACGGGTACGCACCAATGGTTGTGTAATCGGTATACGGGGTCATCTTTGCGGCATTGCTCCAAGTTGCCCCGGCGTCTGTGCTCTTGGTAACATAGACATTCCGCAATTCAAACAGGCCGGTGATTGACTCCACATAGTCAAACAGGATCCAGATCTCGCCAGAGCCTAATAGCAGGATAGTGTATGGATTGTCGATCTTCTTTGTGGCCGTCAATCCGCCCACGGTCAGGGCGCTCTCGGCGCTCCACGTCACAAAATCGGATGAAGTTCTTTTGTAGAGGTAATAATTTGACCCGGATGCCTTCGCGTAAATCAGCAGATAATCGTTAGCACCCCGGGTAATGACCGCTGTTTTTGTTGTGAAGATGGTATTTGCCCAGGAATCAATCAAGCCGCTAGAAACCGCCACACCCAGCTTCGTCACAATACGGTATTTCAGGTAGTAATTGCCTCCGCTGTTCTCGAAATAGGTGATGCCCACATTCCCGTCAGCCAACTCGCAGACCGATAAACCGAAAAGAGGGTTGCCGGTCAGAGAGATCATTACCGGGGTGAACTCCAAACCCGCTGGATCTGTGTAAATAAACCTGATAGACGTACCACTCACATGGACAACAACTGTGGAGTTGTCGGATAGAGGTATAGAGAAGGGCCCTGTTTCAACCGCAGAAGTCGCGGAGAGGTCCAGCCCGGTGAATGGTATGTCGGACTTCGCGGGAGCAGAGATTATCTCCACCAGGGGCTTTCGGGAGGAGGAATCTTGCGCGGCGAGGAGGGTTGCATCGAGATCAAGGGCCATTATGGGGTTACCTCAGACATGATGAGCAAGATCAGCTTGACGTTTTTGCGAAATGTGGTGGATTCATCATCGCGAATAATATGGTATTCGCCGTCAAGTTCCTTGAGATTTACGTTGTAGGTTTTATCACTGCCGTCGTTGGGAGCGAATACCTGGACGGAATCAGCGACATACAAAGCATCGAGGCTGACAAATTCGTTTGCAGGGAGAAAATCCCAGGTGAGAGGCACCTCTTGCCCAGCTATCAGTGCCGGCCAGGAAAAGTAGGCAACACCGGAATACGTCTCCACCGTTGCCGTGGGTTTTTTGGGGCGGATCAGTGGAATGTTTGACGGGTTTGCCGTGGGGGTCCAGGTCCCTATGCTTATCAGTCCCATTAGCTGTGCTCCTTTATCACCTCAAGTGCTGCTTCTTTTGCGGCTTTCTCCACTCTCCTGCTCAGATCTGAGAGGAATTTGTTACTTGTGCTTAAACCGTCAACGCTTATGGGAGCGAAGATTGAAAGGCTTTGAACAGAGGGACTTCCGCCGGTACGCCCAGCCGGCGTTACTCTTTCTCCCTGATGAAGCAAATAAGGGCCAGTCTTTGGAACATAATCAGTACCGGTTGCATAGCTTCCGAGCAGCGTGTATTTACCGGAAGAGGCCGCACTATCAGCCCATCCGCTACCGGCAGAACTGCTTCCACCCGAACCGAACAAGCCGCTGATCAGATCCCCCCAGCCTCCGCTTTTACCAAAAAGACTGGCCATGGTCATCTGCGCCATCGCGTTTGTCCACATATCTATCATTGAATCCAAAAACGAGGAAAAGTAGTCAGATAAATCCTTTAACTCTCCATGTAGGCCATCACTGAACACCGATTTAAACGACCCCTGCATACTGTTCGCGGTACCTTCCGCCATATCCGACATCTGCTGGAAGGTTGGAGGCAGGGTTTTTTTGTATTTCTCGATTCCTTCTTTCCAGCCTGCAGCCGCGCTTCCGTTGTAGGCTTCGACGGCCTTCTCCAGGCCGACAATACCCTTCCGGGTTTCTTCGATGGCCTGAGACTGTGCCAGCCAGCCCGAGGCATCAGTGGCCTTATCCATAGTTCCGAGCCATTGCTCCTGGACGGAGAGCAGCTCCTTATTGAGCGCAAGTCGCTTATCGGCGGCTTCGGCCTCGGTAATCTGGTGATATGCTTCGGCGGTGTCTACCAGGGAGAGCTGATACTGGATCTCCGCCTCGCGGAGTTGCTGGGTTTTCTCCAGCTGATCCTGCTCGCTTTTTGCGCGCTTCTCCATCGCAGAATCAAGCTCTTTGAAGGCATCACGCATTGCCTTATCAATCTGCTGATCTTTCACCTCTCCAACCAATGCGGTTCTGATTCCTTCCAGCTTGCCCTTATCAGCTCCCGGTTTTCTGAGCAGATCATCAATCCTGTTATTGATATCGATGATTTTCTTGTCCCACTCGTCAAGATTCAGTTGGTTTTTTGCTATTTCCGCATTGAGATCGGCGTAAGTTTTGCGCCAGTCCTCGGCCTGTTTTGCCGCTTTTGCCGCTGACTTATCTTTTCCCGGCAGGACTATGTCAGACCGTCGCTTGCCGGAGTCTTTTCCGATATCGGGAAGAACTCCGTCGGAAAAACGCTTGAATATATCCTGTTTTGCGTCTTTCTCAGCCTGATCTATAACTGCCAGGTCTTGCTTGAGTGCTGCACGTTTGGCAGGATCCAGTATCCCAAACTGCGGCAGGACCCCTAGATTTTTGCGTACAGCGGCAACCCTGTCACCCCATGCCGCATAGCTGACGGCCGCCATCTCCAAACCACCGATAAAATCTCTTACCAGAGAAATGACCGGACGAAGACCTGCTGCTATATCTGCAAGAACCGGAGTTAATTCCTTTCCGGCCTGCGCTTTGAAATTGAACAGCTCTTGGTTCAGTTTTGCCGTCTGGCCCGCAAACGTCTCTGTCATGCGGCTTGTATTGCCGAGCTGGCCCTCGGTTTCCCGCAGGATGCCGTTGTATTCAGCCTGCCGCTTTTCGGCAATAGTCAACTGTTCTACTGATTTGCCGTGCTGGGCCGCGTATTCCTTCCACATGATGCTGACGTTTTTGGTAACACCGGCATTATCGACCAGAATCGAATTTTCGTTTTTGAGACCCTCGGTTGCAGTCACCACAGCCTGGCCAAACTCAAGAGACGCCTGTCGATTAAAGGCGGCAGAATCCTTGAATCGTTTCATCAGCTCAATGGCTTCAGGAAGGGAAAAACCTCGGGAGAGGAGATTCTGCAGCGCCTGGGAAGCCTCAGCCACGGACATGAGTCCATCTTCCGTGAGACTTTTTGCTGCATCTCGGGCCGCACTGAGATCGACACCGGCATACCTGGCCGTGGTGGCCAGCGCAATATTAGAGCGCTCAACCTGATTAGATGCGTCCACTAACTGCTTAAGAAACAGGACTATCCCGGTACCCACCAGGGCGGTTCTGATATCGTTAAAAGAATTGCGGAAAGATTGAGAAGTTTTTTTCCCGGATTTGTTGATCTGCCCAAGCTGGCCATCCAGACCTTTCAGTGATTCTTTGAGCCCGGCAAAGGCAGCTTGTGTCTCGTTCAGGGCGCTGATGACTATTTCAGTGCGGTTTTGAGCCATTGTTTGATCCTCTGGTTAATCCGGGCAGGTGGAGCACGCCAGGGCGAAGTGTTCGCCGAATTTCTTCCGACATTCATTCAGGTACTTGTTGTTGCAGTATTCCCCGGGAGACTGATCTCGCCTTCCGTGGCCCGGCTGATCTTCGCCCCCGGGACCGTAGCCGAAGAAGTCAAGGACTGCATCACGGAACAGCAGCTCGCGCTTACGATGTTTCAGGTAGGGCTTGCATTCTCCAAGGGTGTATCCCCAGAGGATGGCGTCTCTTCTGGTGATGTCTCCTCCGGTAAGGATGACGCAGAGCTGGTCGATCCAGTTTTCTTCGCCACCATCTCGCGGACTTTCTTCACCATCCCCAGTAGCCTCTCCGATACTGAAGCTACCGGGTTGCAGATAAAAAAATCCTCGATTACCTCAACTGCCTGCTCCGGCTCTATGGCAAATTCCAGCTCTTCGGCAAGGGATTGTATATTCTTGCCCCTGGGGGACTCTCCCTCCGGGGTCAGGACGATTGCCAGGGCCAGGGGAAGACGATCCTCGAGGGCCATGAGGATATCCTGCACGGTCAGGTTTGACGGCATGACGATGCCGGAGAGGACTTCGCGGGCCTGCTTGATCTGTCCTAACACCAGTGTCCGCTGAATGTATTTTTTACCGCCTATTTCGTAGTGCTTTTCCATGGTTTCCTTTCAAGATCAGACAGTTCGTAGCTCATGGCTGGTAGCTCGTAAAACCAAGAGCCAAGAGCCATGAGCTAAGAGCTGCTTTTATTGTTAATCAAATACGATGCTCACTTCATCATCACCCGTGTCCATGGCCAGGGAAAAACTCAGTCCGGCAACCATCAGCTTGGCACGCTCTTCGTCGGCAATCTTCGAGGTGATGACTTGTGGCGCCGTGAGGGTGAAGCGGTTGTACTGGGTGGCTCCGACGCTGCCGAGGCTCATTGCTGCCGGGGTTCCGGCTTTCCATTTGCCGAAGAAGTCGTAGGTGGCGACAGTAACCATCTCCGGATCGATCTTTCCGGTGGGCCCTCGGTCGGTGATCAGGGCGGAGACATAGCCGGAGGCGGTCCCGATGCTTTCGCGCAGGGTGACTTCGTTGGCCATGTCCAGGTCAAAACTGTTGATGTTGGCGCTGTAGGTTCCTATGGTGAATGCGGAGGACAGCAGTACAGGGGGAACGGTGGCTTCGAATGTAGGGGAAATGATAGCGCCATCCACCACGCCGTCATAGACTCCGGTAAATTCGAAATCGGCGAAACAGATCTCGCCGTTTTTCCCGGAAAACTTGACGTTGCCGCGGCAGCCTTTGAGCTTCTTGATGACACCATCCTCGTAGGACCACATGGTCAGGCAGGGGATCCCAGTTGATGCCGGATCATAGGTGACCGACTCCGAGTCGGCGGTTGCGTCTATCGTTTCGGCAAAGCCGCAGGCCTTCAGGTACTTGCCCAGGGCAGGCTGTATCGATGACGAATAAGCCACTCCGGCTCCTTTCAGCTCGGCACGGAAGGATAACTTGCCGCTGGTCTTGCCTGGCACCGGCTGCAGTTTGGAGAGGGTGTCAACGGTCACCTCTCTTTCGTTCATGCCAAAATCGTAGTCAATCTTCGGCGAGATAACCAGGATACCGCCATCGGCGCTGGTGATTGCCTCAGCCGTCCCCTCTACACTCTCAATTTTCGCTGCTATTACTCTGCGTCGTGTCAGCATCCATTACCTCCTCTTTTTGTTCTTTGTCGGTAGTATCGTTAATGATGATCGTTTGCGAGGCGTCCCGCACTCTCACCTTGAATCCGTTTTCCATGTCTGGCCTCCTATGTCTCCCACAGTGGGGTGCGGTAATGTATTTTGATCCGGACAATCCCGGCGCCGATCGACTTGTCGCCCTGCTCCATGTTGAGGCCGTGACTGATCAGGTCGGTGTCGATGGCCAGGCCGCCCCAGGTAAGGTCGGTGCCGATGGCCTTGACCACATCGGCATTGATTTTTCGCACGTCGGAGCGTGCGGCAGACCCTTTGGCATCGGAGACGAGATCCACAATCAGGAAATGGCCCTGGAGCCCCACGGGCGTTTCTTCATAGTCGATCGTGCAGTCTCCGTCATAGATAGAAATCGCTGACAGCTCGGTGTCCGGTATCTGTGTAATCCTCCAGTCAAAAACATTCCTCCCGGCGTTAGTGGCATAGCCGTTGTCGGTGAGGATGGTTTTCATACGGCCCTCGATGGCGTCGACTATGGATTGGCGTTTGTTGCTCATGATGTCCCCTGTTCAACTGTTTAACTGTTTAACTGTTTAACTGTTCAACTGTTCAACTGTTCACTGCCTCACGCCTTAACCTCCAGAACAACAAAGCCTGACTCCTGCGGGTATTGCAGTTTCTGTCCGTTGCTTGTAGTTACCCTCGCCAGGACGTTGTATATCTGCCCAGCGGTACCACCCTTGAACTTGCAGATGACATAGGTGTCGGAGTAGACGGCTACCTCTGAAACTAGAGCTGAAGAGACATCGCTGCCAGAAGCGTCATAGACCAGCACTTCAGCGGTGCTCAGGGTTTCGGAGTCGTTGAGCCACCCTTTTCCGTCTGCACGACGAAACTGAAAATAATGGAATATCTCTTCCCACTCGGCTTTTGGGATGGTTTTCATAATTGGTTGACCTCGTGGCTGAATGATCGCTGGTAGACCTGCTGCTCAAAAGAACGCTGATAGACCTGGTGCCCGCGAATGTATTTGCCGATGAAAGCCCCGACAATGGCGTCGATGACGCTGGATGTTGCGGTTGCAGTGGTCAGTACCTGATCGATGTAGGAAGCGACCGCAGCCGCACTGGCCCCGCTCTGGACCATGATCAGCACCGAGTCAACCATCGTCTGCACATCGGTAGCAGATGCCGACACCGAGGCCGTATCCAGGATGTTTTCGACTGCACCGCTCAGCAGGGTATCCGTCACTGTGGCAAGGGTCTGAATGGTTGTGATGAGAGACTCCACTCGGATAGCAACATCAGCAACAGAACCAGTGGATTGTGCTACGGATTGAAGGGACTCAATAGAGTTTACAATATCAGAAACAGATGCCTGAACAGTGATAGAATCAGTGATTATCTCTGACACGCTGCTGAATAAATCGTCAATAACAGATCCTGTTCCAGTTGCTGACGTTAAAAGTGTTTCGACGGCGGCAATGGCGTCTGAAACGGTGTCGGTTGCCTGTATTGTGGAGAGCAAGGACTCCACGCGGGAAGCTATGGCCGTCAGGGATACTGACGTTGTGGCAGTGTCGTAAAGAGTTTCTTCGTAAGTCGTACCACCAGACACATAAGCAACTGCCCCAACCTGACCGCCAGTATGTCCAGCGGTAGCTGTTGCAGAATTTGTTGGAACGAAACCAGCGGTAACATAATCTATTAAATCAGATATATCATATCTTGAATCATGTCCATCTGTTCCCCAAGTAGAGAACTTAGCGAGAGCATCAGAGTATGTTGTTACTGACGCATCAAATTGTTGGCAGAACTTTATAAAATTTCGTGATGAGTCAACAAACTGAGGGTCAGCAACGGTGTCGTTTGCTCCTGGGGTGTTTTGATATGTCCCATCTGCCTGATCGTAATATAACGTCCCGGTCAGATTGTACTGCCAATTATAATCAGCAGCAATTACAGAGTCGGAAAATGGGTGAGTAAACCCCATGATGCAACCCTGTTGTGACGTTACCGCGAAGAATATGTTATCTTGAACCGATTTGTACTCGCCTACCTGTGCGTTAATACCTTCACCGGCTACCCCACAAAAGGATAAATCACCGGCTGTACTATCTGCCGCCACTGTATTATTTTCAAATGTTACAAGCGGACAAAATACATTAACCCCATCACTCGGTGTCATGCCAGAATAGTTGTAAGGCGCTGACCGAGCTTTCCCGTCTGCACCGGCCAGGAATATACTATTTTTTACACTATGGTCAAAGTTGTGATCTATATACGTTGATGTGGCACCATTGCCTTGGATGATGGAGTTATTGGCATTCCCACCGTAATCAATATCAAATATCCACCCATCTAATGCAGTTTCAATCCCTTGCATATAGAAATTATGGTAGTTCATGGTGTGAGTAGGGTCGTAACTCCCGTACCACGTATATGTTCTGTTTAGCACTCCACCAGGGAGGTGTGATGGGTAAGTTGAACTACCACTCGTAGTGTAATTACCGAGGAAATTATTTTCCCAATCATTTTCAGCTATAGATCGGAATTTTCCACCATATGCCTTGAATGGACCAGATGGGCCACCTGTGTAACTGTTTGTCCATAGAAAATTATTCTTGAATACTAATCCAGTAGCCTCTCCATTTGTACCACCACTGGGTAAACCAACAATACCATCAGGGCAATACACATTAGTAAATTGCCGCGTACCTGAAACTTTAGCCGCGAAAGTACCAGCCATTAGATAGAATGTACGATACGCATTGCCACTGTTAAGAATCGGAGATTGGACGTTCCAATAATCGACAATAAAAGTAGATGTGGAAGAAATATCAGCTAAATAGAATTGTCCACACCGCGTGAGAGTTACGTGTTGAAGATCAAATATAGCCCCTGCGTTTTTAAGTGCTACACAAAATGCAATATTGCTAGTCCCGTAGATGTCAGAAAAATCAACATACGTCCCCTGCATCAGTCCGTTAGTAAGATTGGCGTTCTTATTGCCTATCCTGCCAGCTTGACCAGAACCAGAGGCAATATTCCACGTAACATGACTACCGGAAGTACCATTGAATTTTAGATAGGCATTTGTGTTCCCATTCAGCGTGGTAAAACTATAGAGTGTAGCACTAGGAGTTGTCGCTTGAGATGAGTCGTGTGTTACAACAGACCCCGGTCCAAACTCCCATATTGCGTTGCCATAGCTTACAGTGCCCCTATAAATCAGAGTACCGTTGACGATGAGTTTTCCGGTTCCTGTAGAGGAAGAACAAGCTATAGCAGGAGTTGATGTATCATTATCAGGACTTGTCCCAATGATAAGTGTCACTCCTGCTGGAACAGTAAGGGTGACGTCATTAGCTAAGATAATTGTGTCATCATCGCCAGGAACTCCAGCCCCACCAAATGTTGCGGGATTATTAGAATCACCTGTTACTGAAGCTACATAAGCACTCATTCTGTCCCTTTAACTTCTTTGTACTCGCTACAGTCACAAACCACCCAATCATCACCATTCCAGTATGCCACTAGCAACTTTGCCCCCACTTTCTTTGTTGATCGAAGAATCCGCAACAGATCGCAGGGGTATTTATGGCACTTTGGACAGGTCACTGCATTTTGAGCCTATAAGTAACTTGTAAGCTGTCACCATCTGTAAGCGTCCGTGAAGTTGACAAAGCCGCGTAACTCAGCAACTTACCCGAAGAATCTGAACTGGTAGTCAGCACGATGTATGTCACTGGACCGATAGCCCCACCAGAAGCCGTAAATGTCTGGACCGCTGATGTTGCTTGATAATCACCAGAATCAAGAGCAAGAGTCGGCCAGCCAACAGCACTTGATACAAGGGTTTTTGCAGTATATCCAAAACCTGATGGTTCTCCGGTCAGAGATGAAATGCTGTCAGTCTCAGCCGGGGTGTCGTTGAACAGCCGAAGGTAGGTATTTGACGCCGCTGTTACACCACGCAACGCCACATCAAGGAAGTATTGCTCCCCTTCATCGGCAAGGGCATTGTGGTCAGTTTCCTGCCATTTCAAAGCACCGGTTGCGTCATAACAGGCGAGTTGAAATACCCCTACCTCACGCGCTCCTGTGACGGTTTCCTTCTGCGGCTGAGAACAGGCGGTAAAAATGAGCATGATGAGAACGAGAAATACTGTGGAAAGTTTTTTCATACTGGTCTCCTTTATTTATGTTGACGATAGCCGTTGATGATTGTTTCCAGCTCGCAGGCATAACCCTGAAGCTGTTGGACTGTTATAACGTAGGCCCGGAGTACCTCAGAGGGCGCTGCCACGGGTTGCAGATCCTGCAGGGCCAGGTGCGGACGGATCAGCTCCGGCGGCTGCGGGCAGGGTGTTGCAACCGGGACCAGTGTTTCGACCGGAGCGGCACAGGATAGAAGCAGGGAACAGGGGACAGCGATCAGGGTACAGAGGTAAAGGATAGTCCGCAGTTTTGAAGCCAAGTCTTTCAGCCATAAATCCTGAACCCCGTACGCTGTCCCCTGAACCCTGCTTTTCATCACCATGCCTCCGTCAGTTCTTTCGCCTTGCCTGCTGCCCACTGCGTTGCCTCTACGCAATCCGCCGGTACCTGCTCGGCCTGGAGCTTTGCTATCTTGCGATTGCTATCGGCCCTTATCTTTGCGGCGGCCTGCTGGGCTGCCTGGGCTTGTTTCTTTGCCTGCTCGCCCTCTTCCATCCATTGCCTGACTGCCTGGTTCTGACTGGCCAGTTTGGTGGCGAGGGTTTCGTTCTGGGCCTTTACCGCTGCCAGTCTGGCACGATCGATCTGCAGCCACACAGCCAGTACGATGACGATCAGGGCCAGGGCGGCGATGATCCAGTAGCGGACATCTGCAGCGAATTTTGCAAAAAGGGCTGGTATCATTCCGCTACCTTCTTGACGGCAGAGAAGACGCCGACAGTCTTGTTAATGCCGTAAAGCGCCAGGATCAGCGTAAGCCATCCCGCTTGCAGATCAGGAAGGGTGCGGGTATGGTAGACGACCCAGGCAGCGTAGATGAGGTTGACTACCAGCACCAGGGCGGCGGAAATCCGGGAGAGGCTCCACTGGCCGGTTGCGTCGTCACAAAAGATCACGAGGATGTTTTTCATGCGTGCCATGTTGACCTCGATGTTGAGTGTTAGACCTGCCAGGTTTTGGAAACCTGGCAGGTCTGGGGGTTACAGCAGGTGATCCTTCTCCGGTACCATGCCCGCAGCAAGCCACGTTGCGACATCAAAGCCGGGGCATTCCTTCGCCACATTTGGCAGATCACGGTGGCCGACGATCTTTATCCCGGGAAATTTCTCCTGCAGGTTGATGACGGTATCGCGCAGGCTCAACCACTGATTGGCGGTAAATTTATGCGTGCCGCACATGCAGATCCCCAGGCTGTGGCTGTTGTAGCCAATGGCATGAGCGCCGATTTCAGCCATTGACCGTCCGGGATGTACCAGTCCATCGATGGAGATGAAATAGTGGTAGCCGATGGAGGTGAGCTCCGGGTGCCAGTTCTGGCGATATTTCCACGAACGGGCCCAGCCGCGTTGTCGATGCCAGGAATCGACATCGAGGATGGTGTTCGGGCGTCCGTCCGGGGTGTCAGCACAGTGGATAACCAGCAAATTAATTTCTCTCATCGTCTTTCCCTTTCCGCCGTCGCTGAAGCTATGGCGGACTCGTTGTCAGACGCTTCGTCTGACACGGCCCCTGGTATATAGCTCCTGCCGTCGTACATTCGTCCTGAGGGTTTCGAGTCCTCTGTGATCTCGTCCCCTGCCGGGCATCCACCGCAGTGTTCCTGGTCGCAGATATACTGGTTATTCAAACGGCAAAAGAAGCAGGTTCTAGTCATCAGACATTTTCCCTTCCGCCTTCGCCGAGGCTTCGGCGGACTTTGCCCTTTTTATGTAGCTTCTTTGCGCGTGCATTTTTCACCGTGCCAGTATTCCCGGCAGTGGCAGCCGTGTCGATCGAACCAGTAGCAGAAGCGGTATTCGGTATCGGAGGGCAGGTGTCGTTGCAGAAGTTTATTTTGCATGCGACTTCACCTCCGTTTTTGTAGACCTGGCAGCCATCGAAGAATTCGCACTTGACCGTCATTCAGCAAGCCTCTTGAGATCCCGATCATCAACTCCGACTTTAACGGCAACCACCAGGAGGATCCCCCGCATGACGGTCAGTTCATCCCGAAGTTCTTTGGCGGCCGCGACGTCCGCTGCCTTGCACTGCTCGTGTGATGATTTCGAAACGTAGCAGTCACCCGATACTTTCCGGTATACGGTATCGACCAGCAACTCTGTGAGCCGGTAGAAGACGATCCCACCGACTACAAACACTACTATTTGCATTGTTTCAGGGTCTATGGTCATGCCGTTCTCTCCAGTATGAGTTTTGTCATGCCCTGCCTTTATTGCTTCTCAAGTACAAGCCGCGTAAATCCGGTAATTTCCTTTTGCATCTCTATGACGGCCCAGGTTCCGTCATCCAACTCCAGCTCTGTGCCATGGCTGATCGAGAGGTTTTCAACATCGGAAGCCTTGGCAAGCACAAAGGGCTCATAACTTTCAATAGCAACATGGACCATGGTTACTGGTCGGAACCGGTTGCGCCAGACGACCCGGATGGTTTCCGTGCCGATCACAGCATCGACGCCGGTTGCGTCGAGTATTGCGTCCAGATCATCTTCGGAATATGCCATTGCCGTACCTTTTGAAGGGGCGGGTTTTCCCGCCCCTTCATACTATGCGCTAGTTGCCGAGCAGCAGCGCGGTGTGTTCTGGAACTGCGTTTTTGACACCCCAGGAAATGCCTACCTCAAACTGGTTGGCGTGATAGCCTTTGTACTGGGCAAAGCGGAACGGCAAGCCGGTGACCGGATCCTGGACGATCAGCTCGTCAGTGGCGGCGTCGCCTCCGGTAGGCTGCATGGGCAGACGGGCCAGGAGATGGATGGCCGAGCGGGCAAAGGCGATATTGCGCGAGCAGGTGCCAACAACCACCACTGCCCCGCCATCCGACAGCGTCGTCTGCAGGCCCGGTGCTGCGATGGTGATGGTTCCGGCAGCGGCCAGGCCGGTCAGCACGACGTACTTGTGCTTGGTGTTGCTGCCCAGCGTGATGACATCACCAGCCAGGATGGTGCCGGTGCCGGTTTTGAGAGTGACGGTGGTCGCTCCGATGGAATGTGAACCATTGACCACGTAAGGGCCGGTGTTGTTGCCGACGCTGGCGGTAGTAACGATCTGCGCCGATTCCCGCAGCTTTACGCCGAAAGGATCGATCAACACGCCGCTGTTGAGCATGTTGCCGCCCTGCACAGAAGTCAGGTTCATCAACGTGCGCAGATCGGCACCGGCGGTGGTGTTGAGGATACAACTGATATCATCCATGGCTGCGCCGTTGTCCTGGAGGATTTTGCGTACCTGGGCGACTTCGCCAAGGCCGGCGGAAAACAATGCCGCAGGGGTAGTGGCAGAGGCGCAGTAGGCCCGGCTGGCAGTGGCATGCAATGCGCACAGGTCAATCTCGATCAGGTTGCGCAGACGGCGGATTGCCTGGGCGATTTTATTGTTCTGGATGCCGGATTTTGCTTCCATGCCCAGACGGGCTTCATCGTCACCGGTCCAGTAAAACGGCACCGATTTCGACTTGGTCAGCTTCATGGTGCCGGCATTGGTGGTTTCGTCCACGAGTGCCGGTGGCGTGGCTGCCGGGGCGATGTCACGCTCGGCACCGACGGCGGTGATATCGTAGGTAATGTCCTGGTTAAGCGCTGCCTGCTCTGCCTTGCCGTTTATGGAAACGGCGCCAATCATCCCGGTGGGCTCGTTGCTGACGTTGTCGACGGTGTCATATATGTATTGAATCAGGCCGGTTAATGTATTTGACATTTTCGTTACTCCTTCTCGTGATTAAATTTTGATTTCGGTTTAGTCGACTATTTTAACGCCTGAGCCGACAACCTGACGCTGGTCAGCAGGCGACAGGGCGTTGAAGTCTGCTCGCTTCATGGTCTTTGTGCCATTGCCATCGTCATTAGATGGCTCAACAACAGAGTTTGCTTCGCTCTCGATGGTTCCCTTGGCTGCATCGCGTAGTTTTTTCTCAGCTGCGACAATTGCCTGGGCGGCATCGGCACCGGTAGATTTGCCGTCAAAGGCCAAACCTTCAATCAGTGCTTCATGGCCAGGAATGAGCTGTGCACGAACATCATTGATGCGCTGGCGCTCGTCGGCTGCACCTTTTTCCTGTGCTGCGGACACTGCCGCTGCCATACCGGCCTGCGCTTCGGAAACGATTTGTTCGACCAGCTCGGGGTGGTCGGTTTTAAGTTGTTCAAGATTCATGGTTATCTCCTTGTCCTTTTCGTTGGCACAGGCAACACTGGCCCGGCTCCATCCTGCCGTGGTGGTACGGGCAAGATCCCGCACCTGTTGTATGGTTTCGGCCAGGGTGGCAACACTGTCCACCAGGCCGGCTTCGATAGCCTTTGCACCGAGGAAGACACGCCCCTCGGCCATGTTGGCCAGAACTTCGTCAACGCTACGGCCGCGATTTCCGGCGACTGCATCGACAAACAATTCATATATTTGATCGAGATCGGCCTGGATGATAGCCCGGCCTTCCTCGCTAAGTGGTGCATACTGTGAGATGGCCCGCTTGTATTTGCCGGCGGTAACCTCGGTTGTCTTTATCCCCTGCTTTTCCTCCCAGCCGCTGATATCCATATGGGCAGCTACAACGCCGATCGACCCGACATCCGTGGTCAGGTCCGCCATATTGATGCTGTCAGCGGCGGATCCGATCCAGTACGCTGCGCTGCACATCATTCCGTCGGCGCAGGCAATAACCGGCTTTGCTCCACGATTGGCCGTAATCAGGTCGGCAAGCTGCTTGGTGCCGTCCACGGTACCGCCAGGGGAATCGACATGCAGGACAATACCCTTGACCGCCGGGTCATTAAGCGCCGCCAGGTAGTCGTTGGCGATCAGTTCCGTTGACGCTCCGCCGGAGATCTGGGTAAACAGGTTCATGCGCTTGCCGACCACACCCTGAAGAGGGATAACGGCAACGCCGTCGGTTATGTAGGAGCCGCTCCGGCTGTTGTCGAGCTTTTTACCCGTTGCGGCCTCAATTGCGGCAATGTCGATCTTTTGCGATCGGTGCAAATGGCTGGAGTAGATGTGCTGGATCTCCTGCAGCATTGTCGGTGTGATTGCCCAGGGACCGTTGATGATGTCGATGATTCTCATGTTGCCTCCAGATCAGTGCCCGACTGGTCAGGATTGACGGGCGCAGCAGGTGTTGCGGGTGTTTGTCCCGCCGGTTCGGGGAGTAGATCGTTGTCCCGAATGATTGTCCGCTCCTTGACGAATTGCGGAACCTTTGCTTCCCAATCAGGCCCGCCCTGGGGCATGGCTGCGACTTCCTCTTCATGGGTAGTCAGGAGTGAGGCCATGCGTTCTTTCGCGGCATTGACTTCTTTGAGCGGGTCGAGATGATAGGGGGCGTCGCCGATCCACACCGTACCGAGCCAGGCACGACGAATGAGCGGGTCGGCGAAAAAGCCGGGGGCAACGAGCCGGCCTGATGCCACGGCCTCTGAAATAACTGCCTCATAGACCGGCTGACAGAGCATGGTTACCAACCATTGCCGACGGCGGCGGAAATAGTCCCAGGCTTCCATGAGGGCCGCCCGGGATGCGGAATACGATGCGGTGAAATGCTTGACCAGGACCTCGAAGGGAAGTTCCAGCCCCATGCCAATCTGCCGCAAGATGGCGGTCATGAACGGATCGAAAGCGGTATTCGGACGGTTCGGATCGACAGTTTCGATTTTCTCTCCCGGCTGCAGGCCGATGATCGAGCCGTAGCCAAGCTCCAGGCCGGTATCATCGACCTGATTGGTCGTGGTGCCGTCCGGATTGTCCTGAGTCGGTGCCGGGCCCATTGCTGGATCTCCCAACTCGTTGGTAATTACAACGGTGAGCATGCCGGAGACCACGGCAGCCATTACCTCGGCATCGGTATAGCGCCCGGCCTGCTTGATGATCTCGACAACCGGGGCGAGGTATGGTACACCCCTGGACTGTCCGGGACGGGACTTGTCCTTGAGGAATAGCGCCAGCGGCTCGCCGGTGCGGTCGCTGAAAGCCTTGACAGGTGTCCAGGTGATTTTCGATTGCCCGGAAACAAACCGCCCGGGATGGCGAGAGGCAACGTGGTATATCTTGGGGGCCCCGGTGGAATCTTTTTCAACACCGGCACAGAGGGTCTCGTTGTTGGCTTTATACTCAGGGTTGCTGATGCGGGCCGCTTCGATAAACTGCAGTTTCAGCTTGTAAGGAGAACCGGGACGGGCAAAGCGGGGCATATTTACCAGAACGTCGCCATCGTCCAGGACCTTGATAAAAGCCAGACTCTGGAGCAGTGAAAAGGGCAGTTCCCTTTCGGCATCGATCTCCCTGGTTTCGGTGGCCAGCAGGTATTCACGCAGGGCCTGACGCTGCCATTGGTCGGCTTTCTCCACATCGATCTTGAGGATGTCACGGTCTATCTGGGGTTTGACCTTGAGGCCGGTGCCAACAACCTTGGTGATGTTGGTCTTGATGGCACCGACGGCAATGGGGTTATTGCGGTTCATGTGCTGCGAGTCTTCACGCAGCGCCTGCAGGTCGGGAACGATGGCACTGTCGGCGTCCAATTCCCTTTTCCAGCCCTTCTGGTTGGCACGGCGGGTGCGATCTGCCCCAGTATAGCCGCCACCCAGGGCCATGCGCAGGCGGGTGTTGAAACGGGCCTGCCCCATGGTCGGGCTGAAAAAGTCCACAACCCGGTCAGCAAGGGTGATCGGGACCTGGACAGTCCTTTGACCGATTTTTACCTCGGTGGCAAGACTCATCGGGGGATCACCTCGCGCACACGCAGACCGCCGGCAGGACGGGACAGGCGGGCGACCCTGCCTTCCCATATCTTGATGCCCTGCTGCACGGCGGCCAGGTCGGCACGGGTGAAGCGGGTACCGTCAATGACGTGATCCTGACAGGCAAGGACTTTCGTCTCGGCGGTCAGGTATTCTTGGAGCTTTGCTTCGGCTTGTTCAAGCGTGATTCCGGCCATGCCAATCCTTTTTCTGATGGTATGGCCGTATTCTCCGCTGGTAGGAAAGATTTATCTAGGGGGCATTGTCCGTTATTGTCAGGCATTGTCACAAAATATTGTGGTTGGCTTCTAAATCTAGTCTATATTTTGTAGATTCTGGCGCATTTCTTTGACGTAGCGCTGCAACTCTGAGGCAAGAAAACGGACGTTTTTTCTGGTGGTATTGTCGTTGTATGGGGTGATCGCTCCGGTTTCGACACGGCGGAGCACGGTGCGAGGATGCACGGCCAGGATGGCAGCGGCTTCGTCCAGGCGGACCAGAACACTCTGCTCAAGGACTTCCCGCTTGTAGGCGTCTATTTCGGATCGCGTGATTCGTTCCTTAATCATTACTCACCCCTTTTGAGAGTATTCTGCGGCCCGTTTGGGCCTGGCCGTTTTCTTCGGGCTTCCTTGGTATTCTCAGCTTCCACATTTCGCGCAGCGCCAGGGCGTAGACATTACAATCGAAATAGTCATTGCGGCCTTTGCTACGGTCATGGGTCCATTCACTGTTTTCGTTCTTGTATTCGCTGGTGTAGTGCTTGGCAAAGGGATCGTCGATGTCGCAATGGAAGGACAGCGCCCCGGGATCGTCGGGTTCTTTGCCGAGGCGGCCCTCCAGCTCGTCCTTGAATATGTCGACTCGGATGTTGGCCCTTTTAAGCCCGCCGGGGATCTTCTTGTTCGTGCCGGGGAAGGTGGCCACGTCCTTGTAGGAGATCATGTCTCCGGTGTTGCCGTGGACACCCTTGTGGGGCATCATGACCCGGTTGCGGCTGCACCATTCATAAACCTCGGTGGTACGGCTGTGCTTCTGCCAGGCCCGCTTGGTGCCGCCGGAGTCAATAAGACCCCTGGCAATGCGGAATTGCCTGCCGGCATGGTCCTCGTAGGTATCTGCCAGCATACCCTCGATGTCCTCGAAGGTCTCGACAATGCCGTGGCGGACCATGTGTATGGATACGGCCGGGGCATAGCCGAAGGCCCACAGCTGATAATAGAAACTGCTTTGCTGGGTGTCGACCAACAGGCCGAGCATGGCGGTGTCGGGCGGGACCAGGTTGCGGGGCAGCTCGCTTTTGAACTTGAGCAGATGGGATTCCCCTATCTGTCCGACAGGGGTTTCCTTGAAATCGATGCAATCATAGCCGTTTGCCAGTGCTTTCTTTTCAGTGACTCCGCCGTCTTTCGCCTTGACGATTTTTTCCGCTATTTCCTTGAGCGGGATGTTGGGCAGCGGGTAGGCCGACAGGTGCATGCCGACGGTTTCCGGATGCTCGATGTCTACACCTTTGATACAGTACCAGTCACCGCCATGATAGGCGACAAGCCGGTCGTGATCGGTCCAGGGCACCCCACAGCTGCTGCAGGCGATTTCCGCTTTGGCTATGTCGTTTCTAACATCTTCAGCGGTTGCTTCCTTGGGTATGATGACATTTTCGGAGGTCAGCTTGACCAGGTCGTGGCAGTGGGGGCAGCACGGGCGGTATTCCCATACCTGGGCGCAGCCCATGGTGCCGGGATAGATGTAGCCTTGGGCCGGGGTAGAGGCGAACAGATATTTGCTGTCGTCACGGTCCCGGCCTCGTTTTTTCAGCAGGGTGAGGATGTCGGTTTCTTTGCCGACTCCGGTGATTTCGGCCTTGTCTATTTCGTCGCCGATGCAGAGGCGTCCATAGAAGGAGGAGACAGAGGCGGCGCTGCCAGCCCAGGCGGCAAAC